TTCGGAAACTCAGACCGAAAACGTTTGCCAATAACAAATCGTTTACCTTGTCTTGTTCTTTCATGAAGAATCCGGAAAAACGCCAGTCATTTCTTTTAGGTCTGACCAGACTGATGATGTTTTGGCCCTTGTAGTAAATCTCATAAGCTCGAGGGACAACGCGCTTAACTTTTAAAAGCATTTTTTCTCTCCTGTAAAAACAGAAGCGCCATCCAGCGTGTGCTAGATATATCCAAAGGAGAAGTTGCCGGAAAGCGCTTTTGTTTGTGAACTGTCTTTGCTGAACGGCCCCTACTTGTACCGACCGACTTTAACGGTCCAATCCTTTCAGCATTCTCTCTGCCGCTGGTTCACTTTCGATCCCCATACTTAGGCGCAATTCACTTGCCGCCTGTTAGCTCCATGCGCTTTCGCTTTACTCACGTTTAGGAGCTTGTGCCTTACCTGACAATCATCGGTGAGGCTTGTTAAAGAACGTTTAAAAATTGATATGAAAATATTAAAACATTTAAATATTTGAATCAAGCATTAAAAGATTTTAATTGTAAAATTTAGGGAAAATACTAATAAAGGTATTTAAATATTTTGTTGTTTGGGATGATTTTCTTAATGATGAGCAACAAAAAAACCGCCCAGAGGCGGTTTCCATTAAAAACTTGAATGAAGACTATTGTTTATCGTCAGTTTGTTGATTTAGTCCAGTGTCTCCAGCCTCTATACGTTGGAATATCTCAATGATTTTATCTCTATAGTTGTAAATATCCTCTACACATGAAATTTGGAATGGCGGTTCTACACGCATAAATCCGTATAGATCGATTTTTAATCTTTCGGGGTTTTGAAAATAGAATCTGACTAACGTTTTTCTATTGTTATCGTCTAATAGGACAGCACAATAAGATTTTGACGGTCTAAGAGCAATTCTAGAAACATCGCAAACATCGGCTAGGATTGCTTTAACAATATTTAAGCCCAATTTATCGAGATCGTTAGCTTCTGGAGTAGCGCTAGCCGGTTCAGCAATAGATTCAGCTTGTTCTTCTTGCTGTTTTTCTTCTCCTTCAATCGCTTTACGAAGTCTTGCGTTAATTTTTTCCTCAGTCCACTGTCTGAAGGATTCTTTTAGTAATGGAGTTAGCTTGTCTTTAACGTTTTGATTGATTTGACCATTCCATACTTTCTTTGCAAAGAATCTAACGAAATCTTCTTCCGGCTGCTCGTATTGTTTAGAAAGAATTAACTTGAATTGCTTTGTAAACTTCAACTGCTCAGCGATTTTAATTGTCGATTCATCATTGTATTTGTCTTTAGCTAGCAGAAGAATCTTGTCTAAATCGTCATCGTTAATATTTTCTAAACTGACTTCAAAATACGGAGAATCATCCATCACATTGTCGACTTCTAAGTCAGTAAAGAAGCGATATCTATTACCGTCTGTCAATATTCCAACACGCGCCGTTTTTACAAACGGGAAATAACGCTTAAGTTGGTCGAGCTGATCTTTATCAAGAGATGCTCCGTAAGCCTTAGCCTCAATTAGAACAATAGGATTGCCATCTTTGCACAGAGCATAGTCAACTCGTTGGTCTTTCTTTACGCCTGCTTGCGCTTGAAACTCAGGCACAACCTCGGACGGGTCAAATACGTCATAGCCCAAAAGCTGAATAAACGGCATGATTAACGCAGTCTTTGTAATTTCCTCGTTAGTGAGGTTTTCAGCCATTTTCTTAGACTTCATGCCTAACGCTTTAAATTTATCTATTAACTCCATGATCGTTCTCCTACATTGGATTAAATATCAGTTGATTTAAACGTTTTGATTACTCGACCTATTGTGTGAAATTCGATTTGGCTATCTGAGTTTATCTCAATATCTCTATATTTGTTATTGTCAGAGATTAGGATTAAACGTCGTCCGAAACTCCTTTGAACTCGTTTAATAAAATATTGACCATCTAAAAATAGGAAATAAACACCGTCTCGATCGCATTCGTTTTTGCTAACGTCAACAAAAACGAGGTCACCATCATTTATCAACGGTTCCATAGAATCACCAGACGCTGTAACTATTTGAACATTTTGCGGCTGGTATTGAGGAAAATTGTTTTTAAACCAAAGGACGCCGACTCTCAAACCATCTATCACATCCGCATCGTTTTGCTTATCTTCGTATGAGCATAAAGTCCCGCATGAAGCTCGCAAATTGACTTTTTTTAGATAAATCGTTTGATCGCTTGTACTCTCTTTAGGTTCTTTTTCGTCTTTTTCTTCGCCATAAATAAGCCAGTCAGGACTAACGCCGAAAACCTCAGCAATTTTTACAGCATCTTCGTATTTAAGACCCTTCGTCCGTGTACCTAGCCAATAAGTAATAGTAGGAGCCGATACATTAATTTTTCTTGCTAGTTCGGCATTAGACATTCCATGAGCCGAAAGAAGCTCTGATAGTCGGTCTTTGTACGTCTTCATAATGAAACTCCTTTAATACCAATTTTAAAGAAATCTAACAAAAACGTTAAATTTTTAAACGTTTAAACATTTGAATATTTTCGTATATAATTTAAAATGTTTAAATAATACGTTTTAATATTTAACGCCATGGATAACGATTTAAAGAAGAAAGTATTTGATGAGATTGTTTCTCAATACAAAGGTTTCTTTTGGCACAACAGAGGGCAACAAAGAGCGCTAGCTAAAGAACTAGGACTCAATCCGGCTTCTATTACGTATTGGAAAAAACACGGCATTCCTAAAAGTTATTTGCCGTACTTCAAATTGCGTTTTCCCTCGTTGTCAATTTGGAAAGAGTTGAAATAGTGCAGGTAACGATATGGCTCGCTATAAAAAAATTGACGTCCGAATTTGGAATGACGCGAAATTTAACGCCCTGAGTTCTGACGCTCAACTTATATTTTTGTACCTTCTCACGTCGCCCCAAACAACGATGTTGGGCGCTGTCCCTGTAGATAAACATACGGTATCGAGAATTTTAAAGTTTGACGATATACGGTATGGCATAGGGTATAAGCAACTGTCTGAATACGGTATGTTGGAGTACGACGAAGCGGGAATTTTTTGGATAAAAAACTTCTTAAAGTACAACCCTCCGGAAAATCCAAAAGTCGTAATTTCGTGGTCGTCTTTGCTCGATCTGTTTCCTGAATGCCAGCTCCTTATCAAAATAGCAAAATCTGTCTTAAAGGCTTGCGAGACAAGGGGAGAGGCGTATGTAAAAGCGTTACATCCTGAATTCAAAAAACTTGCTAAATACGATATAGCAAAGGGTATGTCATACGGTATCGCATACGGTATGCCATATCAGGAACAGGAACAGGAACAGGAACAGGAACAGGAACAGGAACAAGAAACATATACACGCACCGAAAAGAGCGAAAAACATCCGGAAGTCTCTGAGGATTTCGCGGGGCGTGTATCTGAAAAATCTTCTTTTTCAAAAACCGATCCAACAGAGGAAGAACTTCCGCTTTTGAATGCAGAAGAAGAGAAAGACACTCAGCCAACTGTTTCCAAAACGGAAACGGTTCGAAAAAGCGAAAAAGTCAAAAATGATTCGTCTGCACTTCAAAAACCCGATGACGTTCCCATTGACCGTTGGAATGATTTCCTTGCACACCGTAAGGCGATAAAAAAGCCGTTCAACTCGTACGCCCTCAAGCTCATGCAGACCGAATGTAAAAAAGCAGGATGGACCATGACCGAGGCAATCGAGCGAGTTTTGGCGGAAGGATGGACTGGTTTTAAGGCGGAATACGTCAAAGACGAATGGAAAAATCCCAATGCGGTGTGGGTCACGGCTGCCGAATACAACAAAGAACTTCCTCCCGTTACGTATTCGATCGGTGCTAGAGACATGTTCATCGAAAAACTCCATGCGGGAATGAATGCATTCGACATTAAGGACCTCCCGAACCATAAGGAGCAGAAATGATGTTTGCCGCTGCCGCCGTTGTTCGAGATGATCAGGGCAGAACGTTCTACGAACATCCTGATGCCTTTACGACTACTCAGCTGGTTTTCTTTCCTCGGCTGACTGAAAGCGAACTTGCGCTCTACCAAGCTGATGCGATTTATGAGGATGAAATCGAGGTGCTCCCCAGAAGACGTCCTCAGGTTCCGACGATACTGTTTACGTTCTGCGACGAACCCAATCACATCAAGGCTGAATTTCTCCGAGGCAAGACTGTTCTGATCGACTTTATCGATGTCGACGATACGCCCGAACTCAGAGAAACCGTCCGTCGTTGGATGCTCGAAATTCCCAAATCCCTACCTGCCGCCGTTGTCGTCTCGGTGATGTTCAAAAACAAACAACTGATTGCATGGAAATTTGACTATGAATCCAAAAAATACAAGCGTTTCGCCTGAGCTTGATGGCTATTGGGGCGATCCGACGGGCGGAGCCGAGATAGAAACATCGCTCGCCGACTACGAGAGCAGGGCATGCAAGACACCTGAGTTTTTCATCAACAAGGACGTTCTCGAGTTCAAAAACGATTTTCAGAACTATTTGGAAGAAAAGAAGACTCATGTCTCCAAGTTCACGCTTCCCTTTACTCAAACGAATGAAGGCTGTGTCGGGCGTCCGATAGATTTTGAATTTCGTCCGGGAGAACTAACAGTGTTGGCGGGTGAAAACGGTTCTGGCAAATCTCTTTTGCTTGGTCAGATCGGACTGCACCTAATTTCCTGCGGGGCCTCTCTGTACATCGCGTCTTTTGAGATGGCGCCTGTGAGAACGATTGAACGCATGCTCATGCAGACAGTTTGCAGTCAGAACAAGCGAAAAATTGAAGCGCCGGATGTTGATCTGTTCTTTCGACACTTTGCCTCAAGGATGCGAATTTGCGATCTGCAGCGGAAAGTTACGCCTAATGAACTGCTGCGCCTGCTGGATTCCGCCGTCCAAGACTACAAATCGAACATCCTCTTTGTCGACTCTCTGATGATGTGTGTCAGAGACGATATGGACAAGAAGGAAACCGACTACGTTATGGGAAAACTGGTCGAGTTTGCAAAGGTCAACAACGTCCACATCGTGGTGGTCGCACATTGCCGGAAGCGTGGAGACGGCGGTTCAAAAACCTATTCGGTGTTTGATTCTGCGACGAAAGAATCCATTAAGGGAAGCTCCAATATCACCAACATTGCATTCAACGTTTTTGTGTTGGCCCGCGATTACAGCAAGGTTCAAAAGAAGGCTGAAGGAAAAGATGTCGATGACACAAAACCCGATTTTGTCTTGAACCTATGCAAGCAGAGAAACGGTGCTTGGGAAGGGTTCATCAAGCTTTGGAGGGACAACGCCAGTCTGAATTTCTGCACATCGTGGACGCGTGTTCCGGTGAGGCCGTGGCTGGAGCTAACACAGTCAGAGCCTGCGCCTGAACCCTACTTTTAGGAGGTTTTATGTCAGAGAGTGCATGGCAGTTGCTGATGATCATTTTGGCGCCGGTGGTGTTCATCAATCTGGTGCTGTTTGGGCTACTGGTGAGAGCGGCGTTTGAAATCGGAGGGGAGAAAAGACATGAATTTTGATCTTGAGGACGTTGCTTATCTTTCTATGTGCTGCGTGGCGTCCTTGTTAATCGCATTTATTTTGTGGCTACAGAATAAGGATTGATCATGACCGGCTGCTGTCTCTATTGCATTCACGGAGCTTCGTACTGGGTCGATGCGAACGGTAAAAAGCATGTTCCGCCGGCATCGAGCTTCGGGTGCATGAATATTTTCTGCCTTCATGAATCCCGAGGTCCCGGCGAGTGCTATCCAATCTCGTTTTCTCGGTGCTCATCGTTCAAGCAGGCAGGAGGCGATCAAATTCAACGCAGGAGAGAGTTTTTCTCTCAGTTTGAACGTTGGCCCACCCATGCGCAGATCATCGCTCAGAGACGTTAAAAAACGCCTTCATGAGGATTGAAAAGAATGAACCATGAAGAACTAGGTTTTGAAGTTGCGTGTTTAGCTTCGTTGAATAAAACGCCTAAAGAGATCGAGGAATTTTTAGGGCTCGACGACTACACGATTCATAAAACGTATCACTCTCAGCTAATGCAGGGTTACGAGCTTTATTTCGAGACACATGAATGGAACGTAAATATGACTTACAAGCGGGTGGCTTTCTTACAACGATTAAGACGAAGGTTGAACTATGCCATAAGGGGAGGGATTTAATGAACAAGTTTTTGCAAGCTAAAGGCAGGCTAAAAGTCGGAGAAATGAACCGGACCGAAGCCGCTTATCGAGACTACTTGGAACAACAGAAAAACGCTGGGTTAATTCTCAAATATTGGTTCGAGCGCTTCACGTGGAAGATTGCCTCAAACCGATGCTCATACACGCCTGATTTTTTAGTCATGCGTCCGGATAGATCTCTTGAACTCCACGAGGTCAAAGGTTCCCTGAAAATCTTTGCAGATGACAGCAAAGTTAAATGCAAGGTTTGCTCGGATGAGTGTCCGATTCCACTGTTCGTCGTCACGCCGAAACCGAAGAAAGATGGAGGGGGTTGGAATGTACAGGCTTATTGAGGATTTTGACATCCCTATTTTTGTGTTTTGGTGGATCAACTTTACGGTCGCGATGCTTGTTTTCATTAGGGTCATGCTTTGGTTTACTGACCTTCTTAACGAAAACGACAAGTTGAGGCGAACTTCAAAAATTATGGGTTTATCAACTCTTGGAATTATCTACATCTACTGCCTGTTTAGCTACGTTAGGACCCTCGGATGACAGAAACAGAACAAAAACTCATTGATGACCTCAGACCTCGTTTGGACAACTGGCGCCGGGCATATCGTGACCGTGTTGTTAAAAACGTCTCAATTGCCTACGCAGTAGAGAGAGCTCTCGCATTGACGAGAAACAAGACGGATTTTTCTGAGGATTATTCCGGTCCGGATGATCGCTCAGAAGATTTTGCGATGAAGGTTGACCAAAAAGACGCGGATTTACTCAACTTGGTTTGGCAAT